AGACCGAGGCCGCTCTGGCAGCCAGGCTCGGCGTTAGCGGGCCAGACCGCACGCAGACCGGGGAGCCGATCTAGGTTGAAGGACCAGATCGACAGGAGGCTTGCCGCCCTGGGAGCCGCACGCGAGGCGATGCGCCAAGCCATAAAGGACCTGACGGAAGCCGCCTCGGTGAGCCACCTGGAGATCGAGGAGGTGATCCTGATCAACCGCGAGCTCCTGCACAACATTCTGGACCTATTCGAGTTGCTGGAGGACGATCCTGACGACGAGCGCTTCAAGATCCTGCAACCCCTCGAAATCTACTTCCTCGCGGCCGACCGGCTGCTCATCACGATGCTCGACACGGCGGAGCCAGCCGTGGCCTAAGTCGCTGACGACCTCTCCCGATCCACACCCATAAGGACGCGACCATGACCCCGACTAAGCTCATCGTCTATGCGGCCGCCGCCCTGCTCGTCGTCTTCGTGATCTGGTTCTTGTTCTACAGCACCGGCATGGAGCCCGTCGCTCCGAGCTGACCTTCGTTCCCTGCATGGAGCTGCCCGTGACCCACGCCGAGTACATCGCCAAGCTGAAGAGGATTCGCGACGAGTTCCTGTCCGCCCACATCAGTGCGGTTTCTGCCTACCCGAACGGCAACCCCCCAGAAGAGATCAGGACCATCTTCTCGTCCTACGAAGCGGCCGAACGCCTCGACAGGATCATCGCGGCCGAGGAAGCCGCGGATCCGTCGGAGGAAGTCCTGGCCTCAATCTGGCCAGGTAAGGATCAGCCTCTCGTCTAGCAGCGCCACCAATGGGGGTCCTCGACCTCACGGAGCGAGAGTTGAGACGGATCGGGACTCCGTCCGTAGCCGCCCCCTCAGAACCGGCGCGCCACTTTCATCGGTGCAGGACACCTCGTACCCCGTCGCCTCCTCATCGAACCACGCGACAAGAGCCTGCCGCGCATCGGCGGTTTCGATGGTGCGGATGAGCGCGCCTCGAGCAGCGACAGTCAGAATGTACACGTGCAGCCTCCATGCTTGCTGTATCGCGTGTAGGCTCCTTGCCGCTACGGCGATACCCTTCTTCAACCCCCCTCTTTCGAAGTTCCCACATGTAGCCATTGACTACAGTGTAGCTCTAGGCTACATATGTGTAATGAAGGCGATCACCTACACCAAGGCAGCGACCAAGGCCCTCCTCGCGATGCCGCGCAACACGGCGGAGCGCATCCGGTCCAAGGTCCAAGCCTACGCCGCCGATCCGGAGTCCCAGGCCAACAACGTGAAGGCGCTTAAGGGCCGCGAAGGCATCCGGCTGCGGGTCGGTGACTGGCGGGTGATCATGAACGACGAGGGCACGGTTTTGGCCGTGCTCCACATCGCTCCACGCGGCGGGGCCTACGACTGAGGACAGCATCATGATGAACACTGTGACGATCCCTCGCGCCGAATACGAAGCTCTCCTCGCCAGCCGCGAGGAACTCGACGATCTGCGCTCCTATGATAACGCCATGGCGGCATTGGCCCGCGGCGACGAAGAACTGCTTCCCGACGCTATGGTGGGGCGCCTCCTGGCTGGAGAGCCCGCGTTGAAGGTCTGGCGCGAGCATCGCGGTTTGAGTCAGGCCGAGCTGTCCCGGCGTTCCGGCGTCAACCGGGTCCAGATCCTGGACATTGAGGCCGGGCGGAATGCCGGATCGGTGGCCACCCTGAAGAAGCTCGCTCAAGCGCTCGGTCTGAGCGTCGACGATCTAGTCTGAGCCCCTACTCCCTCGCAGCCGCCTGCCGCTCGCTGATCTTCGGCATCGCCCCCGCCTCGATCATCGGGACCAGCTCGGCCGTGGCGACGGGGCAGATCCCGAGAGCATCAGCCATGGCGAGCCAAGCCGGGATGTCGAAGCCGACGATCTGCCCCTCGGCCCAGCGGACCTGGTATATCATCCGGGGCACAAGGCCCCAGAGCGCAGATCCCTCGACGCTCAGGTAGCCGGCTTGCTTTTCCGGGCAGGCGTCGCATCGTCCGGGGCAGCTTCGGCAGTAGTCGGCTCCTCCTCCGAACCGCCACTCGGCGAGGGCGAGGAGCCGTTTCCCTCCTCAAGCACAGCGTTGCCCTTGTAGACGTACTGCTTGTTGAAGGCCGACAAGCAATCGATCGATTGCTCGAAGAGGGCGTCGACCGCCTCGTCGGAGACAGGCAGCGCCTTGCCTTTCTCGTCCATGACGCCTTCCCATGCGCGGATGGCACGGCGGCCGACGGCCTTGGAATAGGACACGGAGGCGGCGAGGCCGGTATCCTCCCCGAGGCCCTCGCGGGCGCCCAGCATCAGGGTGGACGACACCGGCTCCACCTCGACACGGACGCCATGCGCCAGGTCGAGCCAGAACGGGACGCGGGACAGGTTCAGCTTGAGCATGATCAGACCTCAGTAGGTGGCGACGGTGTTGGTCAGGACGGCAGTGCACATGCGCGCGGGCGAGGTGCCCTTTGCGGCTTGCCAGTCGAAGGTGACCTCGATGCCGTTCGGGCCGGTCACAGGGGTGCGCGGCAGCGGCAGGTAGACGGCGTGGGCGGTGAGCGTCCATTTGGCCGAGGCGCTGATCTCATGACCGAAGATCAGCTCGCAGGGCGTTCCGGCCGTCGCCTGGTCGATCAGGGTCAGGTCGGTGAACCGCGCGGTGATGCGGCCCCGGAGGGACGCCATGCCAAGATCGAGCCCGTCGATCTTGCCGTCGGCGCGGATCGTGGCCACCGGATCGAGCCCGTTGGAGTAGGTCACGTCGGCTGAGACGATCGAGGCGAGATCGGCGCCGTTGCGCTTGATGCTGCCTTGGAAGTGACCAAAGCGCTGGATGGCATAGGGCGTGGCCAGTGTACCCGCGGCGGTCGCTGCCGCTCGGCTGGAGCCCTGCCCCATTACGCGCACCGTGCCCGTGAGGAGGCCCGAACGTGCCATCGTGAAGGAGAGCTCGTTGACCATGACTCCCGAGAACATCTGGAAGCTCGGGATCGACGGCATCTGCACTTCGATGGACTGCGACGGCAAGGTCGCGGCGCCCGAGTTGAAGGTGTGGACCTTGGGCGTGGTGCCGGTGGTCGTCGGCGACCCGAACGCGGCCTTTAGCCAATGACCCAGGTTTTCCACGTCCAGCGGGATCATGATGTCTCCGTCCGTCGTCTGCACGTCCTTGATGGGCGCGGCCGGATCGCGGCCCTGGCCCAGGATGTCGCTGTCGAGGAGCGGCTGAGCGGTGCCCAGATCCACCGACGTGAACGGCATGAGCCGGAAGCCGGTGGCAGGGGCAGTACCATAGGTGGTTTCGAAAGCCGCGGCGACCTGCGCCGTCGAGCCGGTTTGACGGGCCATGTGGGTGTCTCCGTGTAGGGGTCAGGCGAGGGGGTCGTGAGTGGCGTAGTGAAGGCGGATCGGGACCATCGCGACGCGCAGGGTCGTGCCGCCGTCGGTGTCGATGTCGCCCGTCTCGGCGGCCTGAGCCTCTGTCCAGTCGACCAGGCCGCCCAGCGTACGGTCGGACAGGATGGCGGCCCCCATGGCGACGGTGATGGCGTCCGTGTCGTCGCCGGGCGGAGCGATGACTTCCGCCATGGCGAGGCGCTCGTAGTGATAGGTCAGCGGGCACATGGAGACCTCGGGATCCCCGGGTTCGCCGTCCCGAAGGACGATCAGCCCGCCTCCGGGCACGCGAACCTCCTGGCCCTCGTTGCGGACGACCTCGGCGCCCGTTGTGGCCGCAAAGAGGCCGCGAAGGGCTTCCATGATCGTCTCGACGCGCGAGGGCATCAGGTGTCTCCCCATTCAGCGACGATGCGCGCCGGGATGGCGCTGCCCACGCGCGCCACATCCCGCTCGAGGTCGAGGCGCTTCTTGAGCTTCGCCTGCCGAACCAGGGTGAAGATGACGACGGTCTGGGCGCCCGACAGGATGCCGTCCCGGCGGCGCCGGCCACCCTTGGCTGCAGCGAAGCCCCGGCTGTTGATGCGCGCGTCGTCGGCCACGAGGAGCGCGTTGCGACCTCGGCGATAGACGAAGCGCAGTCTCCGCCCGGTCCGCTGCTCCCAGACCGCCGGCGTGATCGGCCGTCCGAACCGGCCCGTGGCGGGTCCGGCAGCCTTGGTCGGAATAGCGAGCCAGAAGCCGTTGGCGGACCGGATCACCACGCCGCGGTTGAAGGCGTCGATGAGCTTCGGCGCCTTGGTCCAGACGAGACCCGCGGCGTTGAGGCTGTCGGCGCCCTTGGGATAGGCCTCAGAGCGGATGGAGCTCGCGAGACGACGTCCCAGGCTGCCAGTCGTGACCTGCTGGCGCCACCCCGCCTTCAGGTCGGCGGCCGCGGCCGACATGGCCACCTTCACCGCCCGTTCGCCGCGGCGGATCTCGCCGGCCAGGTACTCGTCGACGTCCGACTGGATCCTGACCTGCACCCTCATTGCGGACGAGCCTCGATCGCCCAGTTGAGGCCGAGCTCGTCACGCTTGGGGGCACCAGTCACGATAAAGGTCTCGCCGCCCACTTCGATGCGATCCCCGCGGGCCGGGTTCGGCACCTCGGAGACGCGCACCTCGAAAAGGCCGGCGCCCGAGACGATACGCGTCTCTCCGAACCCCGTCTCGAAGTCCGGCGTGCGGCGCATGACCCGCACCGGGTGGCCCTCGCTCTGACCCTGGGCGAACCAGAGCGCGTCCATGGCGAGGTGCGGGTCCGCGAAGAGCACGTCGTTGTCGGCGGCGAAGGCAGTCATGTCAGCCGTTCAGCAAGGCCACAATCTCGGCCTTGGTGGCGCCGGACGGGACGGACACACCACGGCGCTCGGCCTCCTCGATCAGGCCCGCCTTGTCGAGCGTGGCCAAGTCGACCCCGGGCTCGGCGCTGCCGTCCGCGCCCACGGGAGCTGCGAGGGTTTCCGGTCCGGGCGGCGGGTTGGCCGGGTCGGCCGGTTCATTGACGACCTCGTGGGTTCCGGCCGCTTGGGCATCCATGGCCGCGCCGTAGCGCATGCCCACAATCTCCCCGGTCTTCTTGTCTTTCATCAGCATCGGTCACACTCCTGTTGAGCGAAGGGGGTACGCCGGCCTGAAAGAGCCGACGTCAGGCTCCTCAGTTGGACGAGGTCAGCTTCACCACGAGCTGCGGCCGCTTGTTGAGCGGCAGCGGGTTCGACTGGGTGTGCAGCTTGATGGCCCGGTTCATGTTCACGGGCTCCTGGCGGGCGTAGATCTCCTCGCCGAGCTGGTTGACCGTGTCGATGAAGTCGCCCGGCGCGAAGTAGCTGGAGAAGACGTCCGCCGTCCCGATCGGGAAGGCGATGGCCTCGCCTGCGGGAACGAACTTGCGGCTGCCGTAAGTGCCGTCCTCCTGGAGGTAGGAGGCCGAGCCCCGGTATTCCTCGACGGTGAGGCCGTGGAACGGGAAGCCCCGCCGCACGTCCTGCCGCAGCGGGTTGTTGTTGCCGTCGTAGTACCTGTAGACCTCCTCGACCGAGTCGTGGCCGATGAACTTCTCGTACCACTCGGGCGAGGCGAAGACGTGGACGCCCGTCATGGTCTCGCCCATGAGGTTGTCTTCCATGTAGCCCACGACCTCGCGGGCCTTGGCCTTCACGTCCGTGGCAGCGGTGCCCAGCACGAAGTCGATTGTCTTCTGGGTCACCCCGAACTCGCTGTAGAGGTTCAGCAAGGTCGAGCCGTCGCTATCCAGGATCAGCCCGCGCAGCGCGCCCATGCGCAGGTGCTCGAGGGTGATCGCGTGCTTGCGCCGCATGGTCGCGAGCTTGCGGTTCACCATATCGACCACGGCGTCGAACGCCGCATCGTCGGCTGCGCGCGCGAAGATGTTCTGCACATCGTCGGCCAGGACGTAATCGTCGTGAGGGATGTGGAAGGCCCCGAACTGGCGGGCGCTGCGCTTCTCGGGCATGCCGAGCGAGGGCGGGCCGCCCC